CTGCCTCGCATAAGCGGCTCATGAAAGAGGGCGGCGAAATGGGGCATAAACCCATGGGAAAAGCGATCGGTGGCGCGATGGGCGCTTTAGCGGGTTCACCCCCTCCGACCACCCCAATGGGAAACCCCGCAGCAGCTAAGGCGATGGCGGCTCGTCGTATGGCGAAAATGCCTACCCCTCCTGCGGCTTCGGTACCCCGTGTTGGACCAGCTCCGGTGCCACCAGCAATGCCGATGGGGCGTCCGATGATGCGCAAGAATGGCGGCGCATTAGAGGCACTCAAGGCGCATGCCGGGAAACCTGCCTCAAAAGCTCACAAGGGGTTGAAGACTGGTGGAGTCGCTAAGTCGACGAAACCGGGTGAGTATGCTACCGGTGGTGTGGTAGATGGGCAGGGCGGCTTCAAGAATGGTGGTATCATCAAGACGATGGCCGAGAAGACGACGAAGGTGGTAGAGGCTAAGCCTGACCACAATTCGGCTCCGACCGGTGACGTCAAGATGGGTAATGCTGGTGGCTACAAGAAAGGTGGCATGGCTATGGTTAAGAAAGATGGCAAAAAAGTGCCAGCATTTCTCGCCAAGGCAAAGGGTATGATGGGTGGTGGTATGGCTTATGAGAAAGGTGGTGCCGCAAAAAAGTGCTACGCTACGGGGGGTCTTGTTGATTCAGGAAAACCCGTAGCGATGCCGAAAAAGGCACCTTCTGAACCTGTCGCGACCTCCAAGGAAGCCGGGACGTTTATGAGGGGCGGTGAGGTAGCCTGTTAATAGTCGGGGGCTTCGGCCCCCGAAAACTCTGGGGTAAGCGATGAGCACCTTAACAAATGTTTTTTCGGCCCACGCAGATGCGACGGGTATCATGTATAGTGGGGCGACTAACCTCGGCGGCTATCAAGTAGGACCCGGAGGTGTGGCTGGCGAGATCGTCCTCCGTGACGGTGGCGCTGCAGGAACCGTTAGGTTAAGATTCAATTTAACGACGAATACTGCAATTATTTCGACCATAATTCCTGGTAATGGAATACGTTTTAATTCAGATATTCATGCGACTCTGCCTACTAATGCAGCAATCACCATATTCTGCGGGTAGGCTATGCCTGCAAAATCAAAGGTTCAATTTCGACTGATGAAAGCGGCGGAGAACAATCCCGCTTTTGCCAGAAAGGTCGGAATCCCGTCCACGGTAGCTGCTGAATACACCGCCAGTAACGTCAAAGGAAAGTCCTACGGTAAGCTTCCCGAAAAGATGGCCGAAGGTGGTCTTTATGCGAATATTAATGCTAAACGTGCTAGAATCGCTGAAGGCTCTGGTGAGAAAATGCGGAAGCCCGGTTCTGCTGGTGCTCCGACGGATAAAGCCTTCCGAGATTCTGCGAAAACCGCAAAGTTAAAGCGCGGCGGTGTTGCACTTGCTGTCGGGCGTGGTGAAAAGCTTGCGACATCTGAGGGCGCAGGACTCACGGCAAAAGGAAGAGCCAAGTACAACCGGGAAACCGGATCGAACCTGAAAGCTCCACAGCCTCAAGGGGGTTCACGGAAGGATAGTTTCTGTGCTAGAATGTCGGGTGTCGTGAAGAACGCATCGGGTGATGCACCACGAGCTAAGGCAAGTCTCCGCAGGTGGAAATGCCCCGGATGGTAAAGGACTTTCATGACGACTTCGGGTACAGTCGGCACTACAATAGTAACGGTTCAAGAGTTCATAGACGAGGGTGCTCGCAAATGCGGTAAACTCGCGGAAGAGCTTACCAACGAACAGACTCGATCGGCCAAGCAGAATCTCACTTTTCTGCTCTCGGCGCTCATTAACAAAGGCATCCAGTATTGGGCGATCAACAAGATCGTGATCGGCCTTCAGCCCGACCAGTACCAATACGAATTACCGTTAGGCTCGAATGACGCGCTTAACGTGCTCTATCGCACGATGAATAGGCCCTCGGGTACGTACGCGACCTCGGCGGGTGGGACAGTGGCTTTTGCTTTTGATAGTGATACGAGTACTTTCTGCCAGCAAACGTCGACGAATGGTAACATCTCGGTTCAATACGGTTCAGGAAACCCCCAGTACATAGGCTCGATCGGACTTCTCCCTTATGTTTCAGGGGGTGGTGATGCGGTCTGGACGCTGATTCTTGAATACTCGAATGATCTCGGTGTGACCTGGAATACGCTTGAAGACCTGGGGACCGTGACCGTGACCGATAATCAGTGGCTCTGGACCGATATAGATCCGGGGCAGGATGTCACCGGATACCGCGTCCGGGCCTCCGGGGGTACCACGCTTGCATTGAGAGAGTTCTACCTAGGTAATAATAGCCGAGAGATTCAGATGGCTCGTCTGAACCGCGACGATTACACAAACTTGCCTAATAAAAACTTTACCGCGAACCAGCCCTACCAGTATTGGTTCGATCGCACGATCCCAAAGCCCACGCTCTATTTGTGGCCAACGCCGAGCGACGCTTTCATTCAGATGACCGTTTGGTACTCACGGCTTATCCAGGACGTGGGTAAACTTTCGAACACGCTTGAGATCCCTGATCGTTGGTGCATGGCCATTCAGTACATGCTCGCGCAGCATATGTCGCTTTCGCTTCCCGGAGTTGATGTCGGCCGCGCGAAGTACCTGCAAGAGCTTGCTGATCGATTCTTCAACGAGGCTGAGCAAGAAGAGCGTGACAAGTCTCCGATTTATTGGGCGCCAAACATTGCAGTGTACACTCGATAATGCCGATCTTTCTAGACACTACCGGTAATGCTTCTCTTGCGATTGCGATTTGCGATCGTTGCAAGATGAAGCGTTTTTATTCGGTGATGCGTAGAGACCCTAATTTTCCGGGACTTCGGGTGTGCGATCAGGGTTGCGCCGACCAGTTCGACCCGTACCGATTGCCAGCTAGAAAGACCGAGCGTATTAACCTGCGTTTTCCTCGTCCAGACGTGTCGGTGGCAGATACGAACGAATATTTGGTTACTAGCACAGGGAACAATCTGCAGATCTCTTCTACGCAGAATAACAACACCCCGGGCAATAACGGAAATATAAACCCCTTGACTCCGAGCACCTGATATGGCCGCACAAATCCCCATTAATCAGCTTCCGCCAGCGGGTGCAATTACTGGCTCAGAATTAGTCCCAGTAGTGCAGAACGGGCAGACCGTTCAGACGACTACAAGCGCGATTGCTGCGACTCCGAGTCAAACGCAAACGTTCTTGACTATGAATCAGGAGCTCACACTATCGAACAGTCGCTATTTGGCCGTAAACACTGGTCTTGGGCTGACAGATGGTGGCGCTACTTCTTTTCTTCGAATTTCGCTTAACGGTGTTTCCGGGTCGCTTGAGGCTGCAGGCAGCGGCATAATTGTTAAGAATTCGGCCAGCACGGTCGTAGCAAGACAGATCGCCATATCAGGCGCCGGTCTTTCGATAGCAAATGCTGACGGTACTGGAGCTAACCCTACACTCTCTCTTTCAGGTCTTGCCGCAGCTTTCGCGAACTTGGGTGGTTCCGGGATTTCTTTCGTCGATGCAGGTACTACCGCCGGGTTGCGATTAATCGCGGGGACCGCGAGTCAAATCGATGTAACGAATGGCAACGCGATCGCTGGTAATCCGACGATTGCTATCTCCGACAATCCTACGCTACCCGGCACCGGTGCGGTACTGCTACCTTCAGGGTCCTCCGCACAACGTCCAGGCGGGATTGATGGTCAATTTCGTTACAACTCGACCCTAAATTCTTTCGAAGGTTACGCTTCAAGTTCTTGGCAACAATTTTCACTTACCGGTGGTGTCGTCACATTCAGTGCCGGATCCACGGGATTTCTACCCGCAGCCCCCACAGGCGGGAACATCGTATTGTCCGGTATTCTGAATGTGGGTAACGGTGGTACCGGTGCGAATTCGCTCACTGGGTACGTGATCGGAAATGGCTCTTCCGCTTTTACCGCATCTGCGACGATTCCGACAAGTAATCTTTCGGGAACTATTTCTAACGCGCAACTGGCTAATAGCTCGGTCACTTACAATGGGGTTACTGTAGCTCTTGGTGCGTCAGGAGCTATTACCGCAGCGAATCCTAATGCTCTCACAATCAGCACGGGTTTAAGCGGAACAAGCTACGATGGGTCAACGCCGGTTACGATTGCTATTTCGAATACTGGCGTAACGGCAGCTTCTTATGGAGCGGCATCCAAAACGTTGACCGCCACGGTCAATGCTCAGGGGCAGTTGACTGCTTTTGCGGATACGAATATCGCGATCACAAACACCCAGGTTTCTGGCCTCGGCACGATGTCGACTCAGAATGCAAACAGCGTCACGATCACCGGCGGCTCAATCAACGCAACAGTGATAGGCGCGTCGACTGCAGCGGCTGGTACCTTTACCACCATCGCTGCAACATCGGGCACGGTCAGCACGACTCCTATCAGCGCAACCGACATCGCGAATAAGTCGTATGTCGACACGATTGCGGCCTCAGGGATCACTTATCACACGCCGGTCAACTACGAAGCGCCAACCGCACTGACAGCGACCTACAATAACGGCGCAGCAGGCGTTGGAGCGACTCTCACCAATGCAGGAACCCTGGCGGCTTTTGCGCCGGATGGGGTAACAGCCTCAGTAAATGATCGGATCCTGGTCTACAACCAAGCCGCTCCTGCGCAAAACGGTATTTACACAGTTACCACAGTTGGCAGTGGATCGGTGGCTTGGGTACTCACGCGAGCTACTGATGCAAATAGCTATGGCCTTAAAAGCCCAACCGCTTTGGGCGAAGGTGATGCCTTCTTTGTCACTTCAGGAAATACGGGGGCAGGTGAGACTTACGTCTGCAACACTTCGGGAATAATTACCTTTGGGACGACTGCAATCACCTTTGTCCAGGTGTCTTCAGCGCAGATCTACAGCTCAGGAACGGGATTAACTCTTTCTGGCACCCAGTTCAGCATTACAAATACAGGGGTTACTGCTGCCGCTTATGGTTCTGCATCTCAAGTTCCGACCTTTACTGTTAACGCACAAGGGCAGTTAACGCTTGCCGCAAACGCAAGTATCGCAATCGCGGCCTCGCAGGTTACTTCGGGAACCTTCGGCAATTCAATGCTGACGAACAGTTCAATTACCGTAAATGGTACCGCTATTTCACTTGGGGCTTCAGGAACGATAACTGCGGCGAATCCGAATGCGTTAACGATTGGGACTGGTTTAACTGGAACAAGTTACACAGGTGCTGCTGCGGTTACTATAGCTCTAGCTACATCCGGGGTCACAACGGCCACTTACGGATCAGCCTCTCAGGTTCCTGTTTTCGCGGTGGATATCTATGGTCGTGTGACGTCTGTTACGAACACATCGATTGCAATTTCTTCCGGGGCAGTATCGGGATTAGCTGCTTCAGCTACAACGGACACAACCAATGCCTCAAACATTTCGTCGGGTACTCTTGGCACCGCTCGTCTTTCTGGTTCCTATACCGGGATCACGGGTGTTGGAACTTTGACGGCAGGTACCTGGAATGGTTCGCCTATCGGCGTGGCTTATGGTGGAACCGGCATCGGCGCGACTGCTCCCACTAATGGACAACTGCTAATCGGAAATGGCACAGGTTACACGTTAAGTACGTTGACTGCTGGGACCAATGTCTCCATTACGAATACAGCAGGTGGTATCACTGTTTCCGCTACCCCCGCTGCAGGTGGTACGGTTACCTCGGTAGCAATGACGGTTCCTTCGTTTTTATCCGTAACTGGAACCCCGATCACAACCAGTGGAACGCTAGCAGTCAGTTTATCTGGCACAGCTCTGCCAGTTGCAAATGGCGGCTCTGGAGCTACGACTTTAACAGGCTACGTTAAAGGTAGTGGAACATCAGCATTTACGGCATCAGCAACTATACCCAGTTCGGACATTACTGGTCTTGGAACGATGTCGACACAGAACTCAAATAGTGTGACGATTACGGGTGGCACGATTAACGGCACATCGATTGGCGCAACAACAGCTTCTAGTGGACAATTCACAACTGTGACAGCAACCACGGGCATTTACGGAGGTGCCTTCTAATGGCCCAAACAGGTTACACCCCAATCCTTATTTATGGCAGTGGAACGGCGTCTGCTGTACCTACGGCTGGAAATTTAACGTCTTCGGCCAACGGCGCGGAACTAGCGCTGAACTACACGGACGGCAAGCTTTACTACAAGGATAATAGCGGAACGGTAAGACTTTTGACCGATAAAATTTCGGTCTCGGTCGCTTCCGCTAATGGTTTCGCTGGAACCGTCGCTCAGGCTACCGCAACATCCACACCTGCTATTACGCTTACCACTTCGGTTAACGGCATTATTTATGGAAACGGCACCGCCATGCAAGCCGTGACCATTGGCTCCGGTATTAGCTTCGCTGGGGGTACTTTGTCCTCAACGGGTTCTGGTGGGACGGTGACATCTGTAGCATTGAGCGTTCCGGCATTTTTATCTGTCGCAGGGTCGCCTATTACGGGTAGCGGAACGCTGGCGGTCAGTTACTCTGGTACGGCCCTACCTGTAGCCAACGGTGGTACGGGGCAAACTTCTTACACCAACGGGCAACTGCTCATTGGCAACACAGCTGGCAATACACTGACCAAAGCCACACTGACCGCTGGCTCTGGGGTTTCAATCACTAACGGGGCAGGATCAATTACGATTGCCGCAACAGGTTCAGGCGGGACGGTCACTTCTGTAGCAATGAGCGTCCCAGCGTTTCTTTCGGTCGCTGGATCGCCAATTACAAGTAGCGGGACGCTGGCGGTCAGCCTGTCTGGTACGGCATTACCTGTAGCCAACGGCGGCACAGGAGCCACAACACTTACCGCTAATAACGTCATTCTTGGGAATGGAACTTCAGCAGTCCAATTCGTAGCCCCAGGATCTTCTGGCAATGTGCTTACATCAAATGGTACGACTTGGGCAAGTTCTGCGCCATCTGGGGGCTCCAGTTTCAGCGTAAAAACCGCGAACTACACTGCTGTGTCTGGAGATAATATTTTTGCGAACACAAGCGGTGGAAGTTTCACAATTACGTTGCCTGCTTCTCCATCAACAGGCGCAAGTATTAGCATCGCTGATGCAGTCGGTTCTTTTCAAGCCTTCCCATTGCAGATCGCCAGAAACGGATCGACTATTATGTCTCTTTCTGAAGATATGTTTGCATCTATAAATGGGGCTTCAATAAATCTTGCTTTCAACGGTTCTACTTGGAGACTTATCTGATGAGTAACTTGCAAACTTATGCTGGTTCAAACCCAAATCCTATTACTGGTGTGTTTGGTACTGGCCGTATTGAATTTATAGTTTCGAGTAAAACGTGGACTGTACCTACTGGAATTACTAGCGTTCGTGTTCGTTTATGGGGCGCAGGTGGTTTGGCTGCCTCCAACGGTTATGGCGGCCATATCGGTGGGGGTGGTGGCGGGTTCTCGTTAGAGACTATAACTGGCTTGACTCCGGCAACAGGTATATCCGTAACAGTCGGAACGACTGGTAGTTCAAGCTTTGGTACATTTCTTAGTGCAACAGCTGGCTCGCCAGCTTCGGGTGGGACTGGCTCTGGAGGTGATATAAATACCACCGGAGGTGGCGCTGATCCTCATTCTGCTGGTAATTCTCAATCCGGAGGTGGTGGTTCTGGCTCATTGCTAGGTAGTGGAGGCAATGGCGGCGCTAGTGGTGGTAAGCCTGGGCGTGGAGGGGCTGGGGGTGGTGGGGCCGGTTCTACCTCTTTTTCTAATAATATCGGGTCGGGGGGGTCTGGGTATTTCGCGGCTGGAGGCGCCAGCGGGACTTATGGTTCAACAAATTCTGGGACTCTAGGAGGCCAGCCCGGTCAACCCGGCTTCCAAAACAGTATAGATTTCATAGGAACAGGTGGTGGTGGTGGAGGTGCTTTTGCAGGCTCTCACGGTGTAGCGGGTGGCTCAGGAACGAATGGTGGAGGTGGTGGGGGTGGTAATAGTAACTCAGTCAGCGGCTCTGGTGGGTTTCCAGGTGGTGGGTCAGCTAGTAATGTAACTGGTACTAACGGTCCCGGATTAGTCATTGTGGAGTGGTAATCATGAAATATGCACGAGTTCTTAACAGATTAGTCGTCGAAATATTTACGCCGCCCAGTAATTTTGGGATTGATGAATGCTTTCACCCTGATGTACGCGCCTTATTTGAGGAAGTCTCGGATGAGGTTGATGTCGGTTTTATTAAGCATCAAGATGGCACATTCACGGCTCCTGTGCAGCCGACTATTCCAGTGACTGTTGCAGGGGAACAAACATGAGTTTTCCGTCATTTGCGATAAGTTGCGTAGCCAATCTATTCGCAAAGCAAATGCATTTCGCGAAAATTGGCGACACCGAACAAGGCCATAAGCATGAATTTGATCATCTGACGCTGTTAGCTTCTGGTTCTTTACGTGTAACCGTCGAAGGTAAAACCAGTGAGTTCAAAGCCCCGCACATGATCTACATTAAAGCAGAAAAGAACCATGAATTAGTTGCTTTGGAGGACGGTACTGTTGCTTATTGTATCCACGCACTTCGTGACGGAGATGGAGTGGGTGACATCATAGACCCATCATCCATTCCTGCTGGTATTGACCCATTATTAGTATCAAAGTCTTTAGTAAAAAATGCGTAAGGAATAAATATGAAGCTGCATATCCCTATTGAACTCGCGAACCAAATCATCGGTTACCTTGGTACACGGCCGTACCAAGAGGTCTACCAGTTGATTGACGGCATGAAAGAAGCGGCGAAACCCCCGGTCCTTAAACCTGTGCCTACAACCGAGGAACAAGAGGCGGCTTAACATGAACGACGACCTGGACAAGCGATTGTCGGTACATGAGGCGATCTGCGAGCAGCGTTACAAGAATATCGAAGAATCGCTAGATAACGGCAAGATTCGAATGAAGCACATCGAGTGGCTTCTTTACGCCACGATCCTTGCTGTTCTATTCGGCCCAGGTGTGGCTGCAACCTTCGTCAAGAAATTCTTCGGTCTCTAATATGCTTGACCTTCTGGGCAGCGGACTTCTAGGCTCAATCTTTGGCGGTTTATTCAGGCTTGCCCCTGAAGTCTTGAAGTTTATGGATAAGAAGAACGAGCGTCAGCATGAGCTCAGTATGTTTCGTCTTCAGACCGACCTTGAGAAAATGCGCGGTGAATTTCGGGTGGAGGAGAAGTATGTCGATTACTCCATTTCGCAGATGGATACGATTAAAGAGGCATTTAAGGAACAGGCTACCACTGCTAAGGAAGCTGGGTGGCTTGCGTCTTTTATCACTGCTATTACCCGTCCGGGCCTTACTTGGATTGCTTTTGGCGTGTATGTGGCTGTTAAAGCAGCCGGTCTGACGATTGCATTTCAAACCAACGCTAACTGGGCTGAGGTGTTGACCAAGAGTTATGACGAAGATGATTTTGCCATGCTTAACATGATGTTGACGTTCTGGTTTGTCGGTCGCAGCATTGAGAAGTACAACAAGTCATGAACGAGGCTAAGAAGCTTTGCAAAGATATTCTAATCAAGCCGTTTGAGGGGCTAGCAAAGCGTCTGCCTGATGGGCGTGTAACAGCTTATCCTGATCCAGGAACTCGTGGACATCCATGGACTATTGGTTGGGGTGCAACGGGTCCCGACATCAACCCCGGCACCATCTGGACGATGGAGCAGTGCGAAGAGGCTCTAGATCATCATGTTGAGTATTTCGTGCAGAGTATCACCAAGCTCTCGCCTAAGATCCAGACTGCTTTACCAAGACGCATTGCTGCCGTGACGAGTTGGGTGTACAATTGTGGCCTAGGGAACTTTCGAGTTTCCACGTTCAAAAAGCGCGTTGATGCGGGGGATTGGGGCGGTGCAGCCGAAGAGTGCCAGAAATGGAACAAAGCTGCCGGAAGAGTCTTGCCGGGTCTTACTCGACGTCGCGCAGCCGAAGCTGCATTCATGAGGTGAAATCATGGCAGTAACGATGACTTACACTAGCCTCGCCGCAGACGTTCAATCCTACTTGGAACGCACAGATACAGCCACTATTGATAAAATCCCGACGTTCATCATGCTGGCCGAACAGATTCTGGCGGCAGAGATTAAATTTCTTGGTAATCTTACGGTAGATACCTCAACCCTCACTGCAAGTGACCCGGTGGTGGCTAAACCCGCGAGGTGGCGCAAAACGGTGTCTATCAATGTAACTGTAGCGGGTGAACGCCGACCGGTGCTTGAACGTCGCTACGAGTACATACGGAACTATTGGCCCGACCCCACCGAGACTGGCGTGCCGCTCTACTACGCGGACTATGACTACACGCATTGGTTCCTTGGACCCACTCCGGCTGCAGCCTACGCCTTTGAGGTGCTTTACTATGAGCGCCCAGTGCCGCTTGATTCCACAAATCAAGCCAATTGGTTTACCGAATACGCGCCCCAGGCTATGCTCTACGGGTCACTCCTGCAAGCGATGCCATTTCTGAAGAATGACCCTCGGATCCCGACTTGGCAGTCAATGTACGATAAATACGTCGCCGAACTAAAGACTGAAGATAAACTGCGCATCGCCGATCGTCAAGCCATAGCCGTGGACACATGATATGCCTACTTACGTCTCTCCTTTTACCGGCGACGTCGTTCAACCTACTGATGTAAGCTACCGGTCGTTCACTCTCTCGGTGAGCACCACGCTCGAATGGCCCCTGGCCAATAGTAATACCGGTAGTTATGCATCGAGGATTATGGAAGTATTGCCGACTACGGCGGGACTAACTCTCCGAATGCCTGCCGCAAACGCGACGTCGAACGGCACGGACTCGCTGATACGGAACCTAGGTGCTAGTTCTTTTACGGTAGCTGATAATGCTGGGAATACGATAGTTTCCATCGCCGCTGGACAGGCGCAGTACATTTACGTCACCACAAATTCCACGGCTGCAGGGACTTGGGGCGTGATAGCTTTCGGGATCGGATCTTCGGGTGCTGATGCGGCGGCGCTGGCGGGTAAAGGGCTTCTCGCTATCACTACCACACTTAACCAGAGTCACCCAGTGCTCGCAGCTTCTACAGGTGGGACTTTCTCTGCAGCCGACCGGGCGCAAACGCGACTCTGGTCAGCTGGTGCAGGCACTTATACACTTCCGGCCGCAGCTACACTGGGCGACAATTGGTTCGCGTTGGTCAAAAACAACGGTACCGGAACCTTCACGATTTCTAGCACCGGTGCGGAACTGATTGATGGAGCGTCGGCAAAAGTCTTTAACCCGGGTGAATCCGCGTTTATTGTGTGCACCGGAACCGCGTACATTACAGTTGGGTATGGTATTAGTGCTTCATTCGCATTTACCGCGTTAGTGAAATCTGTAGCTCCTGGCGGTACAACTACCTTAAATTCGAACGAAGCACAAAATAACATCCAGACCTTCACCGGGGCTCTTACCAGCAATGCGACGGTGATTTACCCACCAGTCGTGAACCTTTATGTAGTGAACAATCAGACTTCTGGTTCGTTTTCACTGACGTTGAGCACCGGATTGGGTGCAACCACTACGGTGACACAAGGGACAAGAGCCACCGTAATTTGCGATGGTACGAATTTTTACACTGCGAGTTCGGCCTCAGTTACTTCGGCCATCGTTACGCTTGTCGATGGTATTGTAACTGCACCGTCGTTATCGTTCGCTTCTGAAACCGGAACCGGCCTTTGGCGTCCTGCAGCAGGACAATTGGCAATTACGGTAACTGGAGTGAATAAGTTCCTTTTGACTTCCGAGGGTCTAGCCGGAGGTGCATTTTAATGACCTCTAAAGTCTTCGCCTTAGATACGAAGCCCGGGATTCAGCGGGACGGTACGCTTTTCGACAAGCTGTATTACACCGATGGTCGATGGGTACGATTTCAACGCGGAAGACCCAGAAAAATCGGTGGATATTCAAAGATCACAAGCGCGATTCGTGGGCCAGTGCGTGGGATGTTCGTAAACCCCCAAGGGTTGCTGAATAACGTGTTCACTGGCTATTCGGGCGGTCTCCAGAAGACCCCAGTAGATAACAGTGGTGTGGGCTCCGGGGTGTCCGACATGACACTTACCGATTTCACGGCCAGCGCGAATAACCTTTGGCAATTCGACTCCTTCACGGACACACTGGGCTCCGGACTCACTTATCTTCTCGCACATCCCGGACAGAATCTCGCGGATATTAATAGCTCGGCGAACACCTCGGTGCTGGCTGGTGATATCACGGGGTCCACACTTGGGAAGATCGGAACGTTTACCGACTCAGTAACTCTTACCACCGGCTCAAACACGGGTACAATAGCAGCTGCAAACCCGTTGATAGGTGCAGGCCAAACCGTGGGGCCAACTACTAATTTCGCTGCGGGTACTACGGTTGTTAGCGTTGTAAGCACGACTGTTACATTTTCGACGAATGCTTTAACTACCGGCACAGCGACGCTTACCTTCGACAACAACGTCAGTGTCTCGGGTGGCGTGGTAGTGTTACACCCTTATGTGTTCGTCTACGGTAATAATGGTTTAATACGCAATTGTTCGAGTGGGAACTTCCAGGACTGGGTCACCGCTGACGCGAACGAGGTGAACGTCGCCACTGGTAAAATCGTTCAAGGACTACCGGTTCGAGGCGGTTCAAATTCACCATCAGGACTCTTTTGGTCGCTGGATTCTTTGGTTCGAGTCAGTTACGCTCCGACCTCGATCACCGCAGGGGCGACGACGATCACACAATACTGGCGCTACGATATCATTTCGACCCAGTCTTCGATCATGTCTTCGCAATGCGTCATTGAATACGACGGTATTTACTATTGGTGCGGCGTCGATCGATTTCTGCTGTACAATGGCGTGGTGAAAGAGATTCCGAATCCGTTCAATCAGAACTACTTCTTCGATAATCTGAATTACACCTATCGTGAGAAAGTCTGGGTTACTAAGGTTCCCCGTTTCGGTGAGGTCTGGTGGTTCTTCCCGAATGGATCCTCCGAGTCTGAATGCAACGATGCGGTGATCTACAATATTCGTGAAAACTGTTGGTACGACGTGGGTACAGCAGTCGGAGCACGAAGATCCGCTGGTTATTTTTCGCAAGTGTTTGCTCGACCAATCGAAGCTGGGAGCGAAATCACCTCGGCCAATGGTATCGAGAGTCTAACGATTACTAACGCGGGATCTGGATACACGAATGGAACTTACAATAATCGAGCCTTGACGGGCGGCACCGGAACTGGCGCTACCGCGAACATTATCGTCGCCGGTGGTATTATTACCTCGGCTATCATCTACAATCCAGGGCAAGGATATACAATCGGGGACGTACTATCCGCTTCTATCCCCGCCGGTGCTGGACTGGTGCTCACCGTCGCTACGATCGGGAATTACGTCACCATGTGGCAGCACGAATACGGGACCGACGCCGTTGATGGCGCTTCGGTGCTTGCGATCGAATCTTATTTCGAGACTAACGACCTCGGCTGGGTCTCGGGTGGTCCTTCGGAACCAGCACCGACCGGCCAGAATAATTGGCTACACCTGGAGCGCGTAGAACCTGATTTTATTCTCTCCGGCGAGATGCAAATGTACGTTAAGGGCCGATCTTATGCGCAGGGGTCAGACGATACCACCGGACCGTACACTTTCGATTCTTCTACCACTAAAATCGACTTGCGTGAGCAGCGTCGAGAGTTACGACTGCAGTTCGTGTCAAACGTCGCCGGTGGTGATTACCAGCTTGGAAAACTGCTGTTAAGTGCGGATCTCGGCGACGTTCGAGGTTATTCATAATGGCGCTAGTCTACGACCCCCGCTACCACACTTGGGACTCTTGGGCTTCGCTCATGGTCGAGGCATATGGTGCACAGCAGCT